CTTTAAGAGGGGGAAAGGCCCACAGCAACAGCCTTGCATCAAAACTTTCATATCAGATGCATCTTGCCAGTTGTGGAAGCTCACGAGGTTGTTGTGGTTTGGATCATCACTAACAAAACAATTAGAATATAAAACATCAATATGGGGGTAAAGTGTAATGTAGGATCTAAAGGTTAATAATGCATTCCCAAAAAGCTTGTCATCTGTATTATAATTCATAACATAGTCATACTTACTATTCTTAATTCCTATATTCCACGCTTCATAAACTGTTACTCGACTAGCAACAGGAATAATAGTAACCTCTATGCCATCCCTAAAAGAAAAATCTTTAAACTGCTGGAGAGAATCATCCGTAGAACTTGCATCCACAAAAACTACTTCAAAAGTATGAAGGGTTTGGGAGTTGACATACTTACAGTAATTCTGTATATAATTTGAAGAATTGTAATTTGAACAAATTATACTAATCACTGGCCTGCCCCGTTAACTCCTCCAACCCTAGGTCTCACTAAGTAGACAAGATCTCCAAACCAATCAAGTTTGTAACCACCCATACAACATGCGTTTATATGGTGAAAGTCCGTAAGATTTTGTTCATCAAGCGGGACAGAATTAGTAAAAGGAATTTTACTGAAGATAGAGGTCCTATAAGTAGGCATACACACATTCCCAGGAGTTATGCCTAAGTCCCCACTCATGCATAAATCTCGGGAGACTAAAACAGCTTCCCCACCAGGACCATTTATAGTTATTTCTGTATTAAAACGTACTCCCCCCACCCACAAATCTACATCGGGCTTTTCTTTAAGCTTACTACGAATTATATCTCCTGCGCCAGGAGCAAACTCGTCATCGTCATCTAGAAAAGTTATAAACTCGGTCTCAGCCAAAGCCGCTCCTACGTTAGCTGCCATGCCTCCGTAGTACCCCCAGTGCTTCCCCAATTTTATAAACCTATCGGCTCCCCACGCCTGCTCGCCAATGTCAACCCCATCACTTATTATAAAGGTTTTAAACCCTTCTCTCTTGGCAGAGTATACTGCCTCCTCAAGACTAGCTCTCCCTATTGTTTTTATAATTACTGTAGTATTATGCATCAAATTCCCACTCACTATTATAACTCACCTTTTCATCAGGTTGATCTCCGTGAAGTAAGCCCAAAGCTTGTTCATACAATTCTAATCTATGTTTTACTACCTTACTGAGGTCAAAATATTCTTCAGTTATTTTATGGAGATTGTTCCCCATTTCTCTTACATGCCCTGGATTTTTTAAACACTTAGTAAAAACCTTTACCCATTCACTCTTGGGGGCACTAGGGGATATCAAGTAACCAGTTTTTCCATTAACTATAGTCTCATCATAACATCCCACATCTGAGGCAATCAGAGGTATTTTATATCTCCCACACTCAGCCACTTTAATTTCAGATTTTGAATCGTTAAAAGCATTCATTTGAAGAGGGGCTATGGATATATCCACATTAGAATAAAGCCCCCCATAAGAGTCTGGGGAAAGTGCGTTGTAAATATTCCAGTTAGGTGCTCCTTTAAACCCCCTTAATAGAATCCTCTTATAATTTCTCCACACCTCATGCTGCCAATCTTCTTGAGGATTTCCATCCTCATCTTTCTTTAGGAGAGGGGCTCCATAAAATCCCCAATGCACGTTCTCTCTACCTACTCTCCCATTAACAAGATGTGGTATACCTGCGAACTCTTTAACATCCTCTTCGTGGTGAATACCCCCTGCCCATCCAATTCTTATTAAGTTCTTTTTAGGGGGAGGAACTTTAGGAATATTCCAGCATGGTAACTCATAATCAATAGCATTCTTAACAACAGCCAACACACCCCTACAATAAGGCTTAATCCTCTCCGCAAATTTTCTTTGAGTGACTGTAACTAAATCAGCATTCTGATAGATGAACTTAGTAATTTCTTCTAAATTCCTCTCCTTATAAACCTTATAAAGTCTGTGCCCTTCGTATAGATCAGTGAGAAGATCATCCGTATCAAAATGGACAAATTTACCAAACTCCTTTGCCTTCCCCACAATTCTAGCGGTATAGGGTCCTCCCCAATTAGAGATATTATTACACCACACTATATCCGCCCACTTCATATCCGCATAATCCCAGTCTTCCTGCCATCGCCCTTTATTTGCCCCCTCCTTAGTAAGGAGGTTCACATCTTCAACAATACCTAGAGGGTTTAGATTATACCGAAACTCAACTTGATCCCCGTAAAGCTGTTGCATCTTCTTCATCGGGGCTATGAGTCGATAATAGGAACAACCCCCCTCATTGGCAGGGGAACACAGAATTTTAAGCTTCTTCTTTTCCATAAAAAATGGGGGACAGCCTAACGGCTGTCCCCCTATCATAGTCACCAGATTTTGATTATTCGTCTTCTTCTAATTCTTCCTCGAAAATATCCTTAGTGGCTTCCGAAGAGTGGACCATGCCCAGTGCTCGTCCAACACTCATTACTCCTTCCTTAAGGTTGATGCCTTCACCAGTAGGAGCCAAAGACTTCAAAGCACTACTATAGTGTTGACGCTTCCTTCTAAACAATAGCAATAGCAGACCCTCAAACCCTGCCAGCCAGGGGAAGAAAGTTGTACCTGCTCTAAGTACGGACTGCGCCACAGTAACAAGGGCATCTCCTCCCCAATCCTCTTCCTCAGTAGACACAGGAACAAAAACAGCATTTACTTTCAATGCCTCTTCGGGGGCCATTACCACCACTTCGTCCTTCCAGCTTTCCCTATACTTCTCGGGAATCTTCTCCGTAGGCAAGATAATAGCATCTTCCCTCTTATCCTGTTGCACCTGATCAAGTGTAGTGAGCACCATATTTTGCTCGTTTACCCACTCCACCACCTTACAGGAACTAAAGGGCAAAATTATTGCCCCTAACACCACACCACAAATAATAGTTCTTAATTTAAACATAATTAGTTACTCTTCATCTTTTGGAGATAGTCTTCATCCTCTACATCTTCAGCCTCGGTAGGATTTTCACTACTCCCTTCGTGAGAAGGAAGAAGTGCCATAGCAGCATTCTTCACATCTTCATACTCCTCCAGTTTAACGAGAGCATGGATATCATGGAGTGAGTCCATCCATGCTGCTACTTCCGCCTTACTCCCAGCCTCGGAGGACTTAGGACGAGGCGATGACTGATCATACTTAGGCCACTGACCTTCCATGATCTTCACAATCTTAAAATCATGCCCAGATTCAAGATCGGTGATATCACCAAAATCTTCATCGAGCATAGCGGCAATAATCTTCTTAAAGAGGATCACACCGATGGAAAGGATTTTAACCTCCCCATTCTCACGATCAACCACATTCATGTAGTATCGGGAACGGGGCTTGACCTGACGGGCCAGATCTTCATCCTTGTTAGGCTCCTTCCAGAGCGAGTAGTACAAATCACAAAGAGCACAAGGTTCTCCATGAATCTTACGGCAATGAACATTCTTCACCTGTCCATCTCCATTAGGTACCCTATGAATCTTCGTCTCAGCGTAGAACATAGTCTCTTCATCCTTCCCAGGAAGAATGCGAATTGCATTCGTACCATCTTGGAGTTGGATGAAGTTAGAAAGAAAATCAGAATTAGAGTTTCCACCAGAATTACTGAGTTCCTCGTGTTTTGCCCTAAGGGCATTCAAGTCAATAGCCATGTTAAAACCTCCTATGGTCAGTTGTGGCAGTTACTATATTATAGTCGTAGTTTGCGAAATTTTTAGATTATCTGTATAAATTTGTCTCGGCGCGACGGTTGGATGATAGCTGTACGAGCATATCCTTCTTATGATCCAAAGCCGATACGAGACCCTTTAACAGCGTGTATTTAAAAGAAGCATCATTGACACTCTTTGTATATACTGTGAAGTCAGGGGTGGATTCAACAATATCGTCCAAATCTTTAGCGGTAAGTTTCTTGGGAAAAGATGACATTTTTTGGTCTTTTCTCGTTTGTGCCGTAAATTTAGTCAACTCCAAATTTGCGTCATCTAGAGCTTTTTTAGCTACCGACAAAAGACCCTGATAGTAAGAATACACCGAAGCCTGTCGAGCCAACTCAGTATCAATTTGGTGCTTATCGAACTGAGTAACGCCATCAGCGACATCTACATAATTGTCCCAAGTGAGGTCTTCCAGAGCTTCTAGTAAAGTTTGAGATTTATTCATAGGTATTACCCATCTCTCTATAGTCGAATTTAGTGCCTAGAAACTGATTAACCTCTTCATGACTCACAGCTTCTTTCAAATTAGACGGATGATTATTAGTCAGCTTACCATCCACATGGAGTACCTCTGAACCATTATTAGGGCTTCCATCTGTCTTCATCATTTGGGGCCATCTCTTGTAGTGGAGGAGAAATACTAAATGAGACACATACACCTCCTTGCCGTTCTTGGAAGGAGCAGTTATACTAATCTTCACATGACCTGATTCTGGAGAAGTACGGGTAGTCATCTTTACTGGTATACTACAACTTGCGCTTGGCTTTGCCCACACCTCTACTCTCCCCTGAGAAGTGTACCTGAGCATGTATCTATCCGCTGCTTCCTCATAAGTTGGGTAACGGTTCCTCTTGTTCTTTCTTGGCTTCTTTCTAGTAACTGAATTAGTCCCATTCAGTCTGTCTACATCTTCCCTACAAGGGAGATTATTATCTAACACCTGTGTTAGCTGGGGGGCAATATTGCGGCACTCCCTTAAAAATCTTTCATGATTTAGGTTAGCTAAATCTCTCCCAGCTTTAATAAAAGTATCGGCGGCGAACTCTTCTTTAGACCTGTCATAGTCAAGCATCTTACTCTATCCTTTTGTAATAATCCACAAACAAAATATCCCACAAGTGGGGATTCAAATTTTTAAACATCAAAAAAGATCTACAAGTGGTTTCTGTGAAAATCTCATTTGTTGTTTCTATTTTATCAGCTACACCTTCCTCAGGGCCCCCTAAACCTAGAGCGTCCACTAGAGCATGGCAACACTCATGTATTATAGTGTGATGAGCTTCCTTATCCGACATTCCTTCGTCTAAACTGATAATAAATTTATTAAAGTCCGTAATGCCAAAGCATTTGGAGTCATCATCATCTTTAAGATTTTTCTTAATAACAAAAGAAAATTTGGACCAGCCCACATCAAATTCTGGGGGAATGAGGGAGAGTAGTTTAGTCTTCTTCGTCATAGGGTTCCCCCTCCGACATGCGGAGAACATTGTAATCTATCTTCATCGGCACAGTAAAACGAGGTCTTCCATTCCTAGATTTTACAACGTAAGCTCTCATTGTCCCGTTATCAAACTCTTCTTCATTTTGGTTAAGAGATATAGCAAAATCACACGTTCTAATTTTTCCGTAGGAATCACCCAACTCAGAGTCGGTAATAATTTTTACAGCCCTACCCAAACGATTAGTTTGAGTAGCCGTCCATACCAATACCTTTGCCTCCATAGCTAACCCACGCAACTCTTCAGCTATGCGTTGTTGCGCTTGATATTCATGCTGCCCCTCTCTAGTAGGTCTCAAAAGTTCCAAGTAGTCAATAATAATAACACTAGGAATAAACTCCTCATAATTTCTAAGTTGAACTAAGAGTGCCCTAAGGGTATTGACCGTCGCGGTCCCACACGGAAACTCTTTAATCATCAACTGACCATCGGGGAAATTAGTTCGGAAAATACTTAGCCTTTCCTGGACTTTGAGTTGGGCGGAAGTTGATTTTAGCTGGGCCTGGGGAATCAGAGTTGTAACAGAATCAAACCTCTGGGCGATCTTATCCTCGGACATCTCTAATGACACATATAAAACTTTACGCCCCTCCATCATAGATTGAACTGCTTGGTTAACAAGCCACAAAGACTTGCCCACGCCAGGGGGAGCAATCACCATAGCTAATTCCTTCTCACCTAAACCTCCCTCTAAAGAGTGATTCAAAGTGGGAAGAAGAGTTTTATATTTATCCCTATCCTCTGCGTTGTGGGTTCTATCCCATCTGTCTTTTATGTCTGAAAAATATTGCTGCCCGATATCCACACTTCGGCTCACCGTTAAAGCATTACGCACGAGGCTCTCCGTCTCATCCATCCTATCTTCTTTAATAAGAATAAGAGATTGTTTGATGGCATTCTTCATAGCCTCGCGTTTAGCGAAGGTCTCTATTAAATCCAAATAATACTCAGAACCCTCTAACGCAGATGTATCGAGCCTATTGATATATGTAATCTCATCTGTGTAATCGTGGAGAGATTCTTTTTGGGATTTGGTATCCCTAATTTCCTGCTCTATAAAATCGTCAGTGGGGAGACTCTTGTACTTTTCATAGTGGTCTCGCACCACTGAGAAGATCCTACCGTGGACAGGGAATTCAAAGTAATGGGGCTCAACTAAATTAACAATTTGCAGGTAGAAATCTTTATCCGATTTAAGAAGGTATAAAATACCTCTTTGGATATTATCACTGAACTCGTACATTTAATTTTTATTGGGGCTTGTAGTTTTGCTTGTAGGGATCAATTCCAATCTTATCATAGTTCTCAGCACTCGCTTTTTTCGAATCTTGTAAAACCTTTCTGACCTCTTCATCACTCCTGCGCCTAGCTCCAACACTATCAATGTATCCTTTGGAGGGGGAGTAAATTTTATAGGCTTCATAACCTTTATCCATACGTTTTTTACAACCCTCTTGCATCGCACGATTCATATCATCCGAAGAACCCATTAATTCCCCCCCACCTTTAGTGGTCCACCCTGCACCCACACCTCCTATAAAATGAACAGGAGGTTGGTTGCGTGAAGAACCCCAATTCTTTTCACAAAGAGTTTTACACTCAGGACACCGAGTTCTAGTAGGATTTTTAGCTAGACGATATTCCCTATCCCAAATAAGTTTACAATCGTGACACACATATTGATAAATAGACATCGTTATCCTCCGCATCCCCCACCAGTAATGGAACACATCTCTGCCGTTTGAACGGCTGCTTCATGTTTAGTTCCCATATTCTTTTCAATATTTTCCTTGGTCAGGGGAATAGCCTGAAGAGGTTCCCCTTCCTTAGCACCCGCACGATAAACTGTCAATCCTTTAAGGTAAGAAGCATAGTCTAACGCAGCTTGAGAAAACTCCTCGGGAGTGGAAGTGCTAGGGAGATTAATAGTTTTAGAGATGCAAGAATCAATATACTTTTGAATAGTAGCCTGAACCTTAATATGCTCTTCGGGAGCTACATCGTATGCACCCACAAAAGGATCCAAGGGTTTCCCTGCATCATACCACTCCTGAAAGAGTGGGTCAACAACTACCTTCTCCTTCCAAATATTATTACTACGCCAGCGGCGATTATACATAGCAGCAAAAATTGGCTCAATACCCGAAGATACTCCATGGAGCATTGAGATAGTACCGCAAGGAGGAATAGTAAGCATAACAGCGTTCCGAATACCGTGTCTTTTGATAAGCATTCTAATACGTGCTGGGAGAGTTTGGGCAAATTCTTCATTAAGATATTTCTTAGAATCAAACTCAGCAAAGGGGGTCTTGTCCCTGGCTAAGTAGACCGACATTTTATAAGACTCATCACGGATAGTAGCGAACAGCCTTTCTAGAAACTCAAGACACTTCTCTCCACCGTAAGTTATACCTAACTTAATAAGCATATAGTGGAGACCAGTTACTCCTAAGCCTACTCTCCTAGATCTTTGAGCAACTGTGTTACATTCTTCCGTGGGGAAACTATTAATAGTAAGAACATTATCTAAGAACCGAATACCCGTTCGTATAGTTCTTGCAAGTCTTTTCCAATCAACATCACTTCCATCACCAAGAACCATGTTGCTAAGATTAATATTACCCAAACAACAGTTTCCATAAGACGGGAGAGAAATTTCCCCACATGGGTTAGTAGAGTCCAGTTTTTCAAAGTACGAAACATTAGTGTACTTATTCGCTAAATCAATATTATATATGCCTGGATCCCCAGACTCCACTGAATTTTTCCAAATTCTATCCCATAAATCTTTGGCTTTCCAATCCTTTATTCCTACGACCTCAAACTTATCTACCCAAGTAACCTTGTGAAAATTTTCTGCTCTAGCAATGGCATCCTTCTCATCCAAGGCAATTACTTTAATAGGTTCCCTGGTCCCAGATCTAATCCGCAAAACCTCATAACAATGATACTCCTTATTATTAAAAGTAAAGTACCAATCCTCATCCAACTCCACAGCCTCAAGAAACCTCTCCGTGATAGCCACAGAGATATTAAAGTTGTTTAACTCACCTTGGTCTAACTTAACGCTGAGGAACTCCAGGAGATCGGGGTGAGTAATATTAAGGATACCCATGAGGGCAGTCCTACGATTTTTTCCTGCTCGTACATGCTCTCCCACCTCATTAATCATTTTAAGAACAGAGACCGCACCAGGGGCAGAGTTAGGAACACTTCCAATATTATCTCCTTGGGGACGAATCTTTGATACGTTAAAACCTACGCCCCCTCCTGCACAAGAAATCTTATACATATCCTGGACAGTTTTTCCAATAGAGTCCACGGTATCTTCAGGATTAATTACATAACAATTTAATAGATTATGATGTCCCCTATTTCGTCCAGCACCAAATATAATTCTACCTCCAGGGATAAAATCTCCTGAGCCGACAGCATCATAAAAAGCTTTCTCTATCTTCTCTTTGTCCTCATCATTTTCAGCAGACGCTACAACTTTAGCAATAACTTTAGCTCGTTCAGCCCACTTAGTTTCACCAGGGTATGCATACCTAGTTTCAAAAATTTCTTGCCCTAACTCATTTAGTGTTGTGTTTGCCATGCCGTGCCTTAATTTTAGAGATACCTTTATTTTTTATAATAGAAATCCGAGGAGAAGAATCCAGTAGAGTCTTCAAATGTTTGTTATGAGTAATAATAAAAATAGTCTTAGTTTTCTTTATTTCTTGAAGCAGTTGATAGAGACCCTCCACCCCTTCTTCATCAATATTTTCTGCTACTTCATCAAAGAAAAGTAAATCTATATGTGAGTTATCAGTTAAGAGAAGAAGATCCTTTAGCCCTAGCATCACAGCTAAGTTTAGTTTCCTCTTCTCCCCACCTGATAAGGATATATACTGAACGATCCTACGCTGAGTCTCTATTTTTTCCACTAATTCTTCATTAAATTCTACAGAATACTTAGAGTTTGTTAAATATGACAGGTAAAAATTGCATCTCTCGTTAAAGTAGGTTAATATGTTTCTGATGACATATTTTATAACTCCTTGCTCAGAAAAGGCTTTCTCCCAGAAGCGCATAATTTCATACCAAGTTTTATTTTCTTCCCGTGCCTTTTGAGCCAGTGAAATAGAAGCTATCATCTCTTTTTTCATTTCTGAATAATTAGTTTCGTCTCTACACAAATCTTTGTATTTAAGTACCTTAGAAAATTCTTTAGACGTTATTGGAAGAGAGGGAAGAGAACTTTGTAATACCCTAAGCTGTTCTCCCTCTTCCTCGGCACTCGATAAAAGATTATCTAAATCAACTTGAAGAGTATCTTTATCAACAACGATCACAGGTAACGTGCTCCCACACTTATCGCACACCTCGGTAGCCCAAGGGTTTAGTATTTTTTTCTTAAGATGGTGAATACGATCAGACAACGAACGCATCTCCTTTTTATGAACTGTCATCTGACGTTCTATATCAGCTACTTCTTCTTCCTTTTCCAAGACCTCTTCTAAAGTTAAATCTAAGACAGATTCCTCGTACGATGAGTATGCCTTCTTTGCGTGCTCAACTTGATCTATCTTAGCATCAAGCTTACTTATAGTATTCTCGTTCTCCGCAATGACAGCCTCTTTCTCCTTAGCTCCTTGATAAAACCCAGACTTATGAGTTTTAATTTTATCCCTCATATGAAACAGGTCATCAAGATCCAAAAAGTTTCTAACGATACTCCTCTTATCATCAGCGGTGGAGTCTAAAAAACTCACATCATTAGCCTGACCAAAAAACATAGACGCTAGAAGAACTTTGTGATTTATATTTAACAAAGATTCAATAGCTAATTGTGTCGCTGCTACCGTGTCTTTAGTTCTGTTCTCTGAACCTACAAAAAACTCAAGCTTAGTAGGTTTCTTTTGCCTAATGATGATAACATCCTCATCATTGTGGGATAACTCCACAGTAACCGAGCACTTTTTCTTAGCCTGATTATTAACCAAACTATCTTCTGTACTCTTACGAATGGTCTTACCTGTCAACCCGAAGTAGAGGGCTTCAACTAAGGCACTTTTTCCAGACCCATTGGAGCCTCCAGTATCAGTATTTTTACCCTTAATAATGGTAAGACCTCTATAGTCTTCAAAATTTATAGAAGAGGACTTAAAAGAATAAAAATTTTGTATTATAATTTTTTTAATTTTCATCTTTGAGTAACCTATAGCCTTGCATCAAATCTTCCGAAGAAATTGTAGAATTTGCAGACTCTACGTAGTCAGAAATTATCATCTCATTAATAGAAAACAACTCTCTCTCTGGCGTGAAGGTGGAGAACTCATCTTCATTAAACACAGGAGAGTATTTTACATCAATACAAGTTACCTTCAGCTTATCGTAGGGGATGGGATGATGATCAGCTTCTACCATCACTCTCAAGAAAGTAAAATAATTAGGATCATTAATAATCTCTAAGTTGTCTTCTACATCTTTGGCAGTATAAACCAAATGACGAGGCCCACATATAGGTTGTTTATATTCTACATCCCCCTCATCATCTAAGATAGCATAAAAATTATCTTTGAATGCTTCCCCATAGTTGGTAGTATAGGGAGTCCCCAAACAAACTACTCTGCTATGAGACTTTGGTAGTCCTCCTTGTCCCTCACGAAAACGGTGAATATGCCCCAAATAAGTAGTAGCATTGAAGTTAGAAAGAGAGATGCCAAAGTCAGCGTCCCCAGCGGAATTAAGACAGCCAGCATAACCAAAGTGACCGAATACCGTATAGCCCTCAGGGACCATTTCCAAAGCGTTGATAATAGTTTCTTCATTTTCATAATGCGGGATAAAAACCCGCTTCCTTCTGTGATCAATGTGAGTGTGTGTTATAACCTTTGTAAGGTTTGATGGTCTTTCAAATAAACTAAGAGCAGTAACCCCATCATCAGCTTTGGTTTCACTGTCATGATTACCTCGTAATATTGTGATAGGGGTCATGTGTCCAGGGTATGTGAGGTCTCCAGGCATCCCTGCAATCAAGTCTCTAAAGGCCAGTAGTTCACTGGGAGAAGGCTTACGATACATAAACACATCCCCCATAATAATAACCTCATCAGGTCCTTCCTTATTAAAGATGTCTAAAACACAACCAACCTGGGCATCCAGGAGCCCTGGTATCCTGGAGTTAAGATGCAAATCTGTTACTAAGAGGGTTCGCATGTCATATACTCCCTAATTTCTTGAATGTTCTGTGGTTTACCATCTTTAAAGTCTACCTCCACCCCATCTCCAAAAGAGAAGCCTACCTCAGCATCAATCTTAAAGGGTACGTCAAAGTATATATTAAACGTCTCCTTAATAAGAGGATAATTTACAAGCTCATCGTAAACAATTTCCAAACACCTTGAGATGTTATTCTTATGGCAAATTAATTCAATACTATCGTGAACCGTAGCCACAGGATACGCTTTTACCTTCTCCTTTCTGAGGCGTCTGTGTGCCCCCAGGAGGCCACACAAAAGTATATCGGATGCCGTGGACTGTATAGTAAAATTAAGCCCCTGACGGGCAGCACGGCTCACTACAGAGTAATCCTTGGAGGTAATGTCAGGTAGATTCCTACGTCTTCCGAAAATCGTGTAGGCATATTCATTTTTCTTGATAAAATTCTCTACAAAAGACATGTATTCGAAGATAGCGGGGTAAACATTCTTGTAATTACCAATAATATTCTTAGCCCTACCAATAGAAATTCCCGTGGTTTCAGACAGGTTAAAAGGGCCTCCCCCATAAGCAATAAGGAACGACACAGCTTTAGCTATCTGTCTCTCCTCCTTAGTAACCTGAGGTTTATTGAACAGCATACGCGCAGTGTAAGTATGAAGGTCTTCTCCCTTTTGAAAAGCAGTCTGCATATTACCGTCCTTAGCGATGTGGGCCAAGACTCTAAGCTCCATAGACGCATAATCCACTGTAATAAAACAGTGATCTTTAGGACAGTTAAAGAGGCTCCGAATGTTATTCTCTTTGTCGCGGGGCAGAGTATGGAATGATACTCCCATGGGCTCACTAGCTACATAAGCCGCACAAGATAACCTACCAGTAGAAGTACCATCAAATCGGTAGTCAACGAAAACTTTAGGAACCTTATTATATGCTATAGCTTTCTTGGTTCCCTCAATATAAGTCTTGGTTAGCTTTTGAGACTTGCGAAGATCTAGAAGTCCCTTGATAAACTTTCGAGAATTAGTTAGCTCTTCAGTACTTTTATTCCCAAGGACAGCTTGGCTAATTCTCTTGCCTTCATCTCTATGACTCCACTTACCCACGTTTATTTAATTCCTCTTCAATCTGATTTAACAGTAGCTTTAAAGTGGGGGCAGACACCGAAGGTGACCCCTTCCC